AAAACCAAAACCGCTTGATTTGGAAGGGATAATATATGAATTAGATAAAATAAAGTCGGTAGAAATGTTTTGTTTATTATACAATGTTTTCTTTGATGATACAATGAAGGCAGGTTAGGCGATGAGTAATGAGCGACTATCTGATAATCGCAGTAGATGACAAGATAATAGCGAGAGGTATAACCGAAGCCACTCTTGCAATACATTTAGACAGGCATGTTTACTGTGTTATTACATGTTCTGAAAAAAATCTTGAATACGAAATTAATGAACTGAAAAAAAGATATAATATTGATAAAGTTGACATAAAATATTAATGGTGGTGTAAATGGATGAAGAAACAATAATAAGATTGATGAAGGAGCAGGCAAGCAAATTAGTAGGCAAGATTTCAGCATATGACAACTATAAAGACAAGTCTGAATTTGCAATGGAGGCGAACATAATACTGATAACTCTTCAGGAGTTGATGGAAGAGCTGGGAAAGAATAGGAAGAGGTGATTAGCCTGACATACCCATACAGGATTTGTCCTGCATGCGGAGGGACAGGAGTTCAGACAAACCAAGAAGGATTGAAAGTGCTGTGTCCTGCGTGTGTAGAGCCGAGGAGACTAATCCGTTGGTAGGTGATTGTATGAACAGAAGACGCATGCTCTCGTTCGCATGCATATTGCCGTTGCTGGCGTCTATATCTATGTTCTTTGCGGGTTTCCATAATGTCGACCTTGCAATAAACAGATTTTACCTCGCATATTACAACAACAGATATTTGGGACTTCAGGATACTGTTGAGGGCTTCTGCGACGAAACAATCTTCAACGGCAGGTGCTACGACTACGGAGAAGTTTACTTGAACGGGGTTCGAATGCTGATATTATCGTTCTTCGTCACTACAATTATAGCCACGGTGCTGGTCGTGAAGCTCGTCTAACGTGCTCATCCACCTATCGTATTCGCGTTCCAGCCTCTCGATGCACGCCAGCCTTGACTCTCGGTCAAGCTGTTGAACCAGCTGGTGCCCGACCTCCCTATATTTCTTGAGCTTGTCGGAGGCGAAGCAGTAATCGATTATGCCGGACGCGTAGTCTAAGTAAATCTGCTTGAACAGAAATGATGCAATCGTATCTATCCTTCTCTCCACATCTACCTCGACCACGCATACTCACCTAAAAAGAAATTAAAAACAAAAACTGGGTCCCTACTTCTTCTTTGTCTTGGCAAACTTCGTTATGCCTATGTCCGTCACCAACGCCCCGGCGGACGGTATTCCGAATGCGGCAAGTCCGATAGTCTGCGGCAACATTCTGAACATTGTTTCGAAGAACTTGCTCCATTCGAAGGCTTCCCTCGAGTTCTTGACCCTGTTTTCGAGATACCCGAGGACAACCCTAACAACCGTTAGCTCGAAGGCAACTGCGACGGGATTTTCTGCCAGCGGTTTTAGGAAGCTCAGCAATACCTCGAACATATTAATAATTATGATATGCTGCTTTATAAATTTAACGAGGGTTAGTCAATCAACGAATCACAACAACTTGACCAGCTCCAGTTTCATCTTGAGCGACTTGCCCGTGACTTTGTATTCAATTATCCACCCAGATATGTCTGTTCCGACCTGCTGCCTTATTATGAAGTCATTGGCGTATTCGAACCCGCCGTTCATTATACCCTCCACTCCATATACATTAGCGAATACATGTTTGTGGAAGTGACCGAAGTTTAAAATATCTGGGTAGAATTTCGGGTCTGTCTGTCTAAGGTATTTCTGTAACGAGTAGCCAACCGTGTAATGGCTTCCGCCCTTCGGATGAACCACATCCATCACTATCTCGCCGTCGAGTTTGAACCTCGAATACAGGTGACCGCAGTATTTCATATCTTTTCTCTCCATCAGCTTCCCGGAGCTTATTCCGACCATCTTGTCAGCCTTGTCCTCGTGGTTGCCCGTTATGAAATACTTCTTCGTCCCGTCCTTTGGCACGAACTCCTTGAAGTAGTCTGCCTGACCTTCGAGGGTTGCAATCTTCAGGTCGTTGTACTGTCCCTTATACACGCCAACACCGTCTATCAAGTCGCCCGCAAGAATGTGGTGCTTCACTCCTCTATCCTTGCAGTAGTCGTAGAAATCGAGAATTTCGTCCTCAGCTGCGAATTTAGAGCCGATGTGGTAATCAGAACTGAGAGCCATTATCCCGTCAGGGTGAATCTCGGTTACCTCGTAGATACTAAGGAGCTTCTGCTTCTGTTCCTTTTCGAGCCATTTCTCGAATCTGGTCTTCCTTCCCACGAAATCACAACCATATACCAGTTGTGGGAACGCAAAATGACCCGATTTATTAAATTTTAGCTACCGCAGTATATAAAATTATGCAGCTACTTTACGTATACTCCGAAGCTGTCTATTTTAGGTGACGGACTTGACGATGTCGAGTTAAGTTCTATTTTTATTGCTATCTTGCTGCCAGACGCTGAAATCAGAGCATTAAACGATGTTATCTCGTTCCAGTCGCCATCATCTACCTTATAATAAAATCTTGAATCGTCAAGGTCTTCTCCTTTTTTCCTGAATTCAAGATACGAGAACTGCCTTGAGAATGTCTTAGGAGACGATATTATGATTCCGTTAGAATATCCTGGCTCAATCTTTGCCACGCTTTCCTCTATAATTACGGAACTCATGCTGTCTATATTCGAGCTGTCCATGAAGCTGAGCACATACGAATCCTTCATGTCGTGAGGATTTATGATATTCCCTGATTCTGACTCGGCGTCGAGCCTCTCCTTGAGGAAGTTCTGCATGGTGTCAGTCTTCTTGACGAACTCTATTGCGGATAACCATATACCATCCTCGCCGATTGAATGCTCTATATTAATTACCTTGTACCTCGAAGATATGTTCATGAACGGTATGTTTATGTACAGCATGTCTCCCGGGAGCACATTTTCAACACCCAGTACCTTCACCTTTCCGACATCCTTTGTTTCGTCGACATAGGAAGACGCATACTCCTCAGCCTGTGTAGATGTCTTAACGTTCGTAGATTTTATCACCTTCTCCCTGCCAGAGCTGCCGTGGGTGCTTATTATCATCATGCCAGAGTCGTCTTCGCCGATAACCGTGGTTATGCCGACATTGTCCCTCGTGTCCTCGCCGAACTTAGGCACTTCAACAACATTCCCGTATTTCGAGAACACGGCAGCGTCGCTGCTCTGTATTATGCTTCCCGACTGAAAGTAATGTATGTCGAGGTTGTCGTCGACATACGCGTCAAATCCCGCCTTTTTGCACAGATACGATATGGCTTCCGATATGTTCTTGTAAGACCAGCTGACGCTGACGGACACCGACGACGCATTTACGTTATTGGACGTAAAGTTGGTAAGCTTTCCGCCTATAATAATATTTTTGATTACATTCGACGTCTCAACGTTCTCCACCTCGGCAGTTATATTTTTCTCAACTATATCTTTCCCGATGTGGACGCCCTCTATCTCAATCACATTACCGTAATTGTCCTTGAACACACCAACAACGCTTTTTATCACTCCGTAAAACTGCTGCGTGGTAGCGTCGGAGTGGTCGAGATAAATTTTCACTTTATCGCCAGAACTGTATCTGCCCGTATAATATTCGTCGTTGTTCAGTATCGTTATCTTGAACTTTCCAACACCGTAGTAATTTATTAGCGGCTTGTTGAATTTTAGCGTTACCACCCTGCCCGTTACATCGTCCGTGCCGCTATCAGTTATGACCTCTACCTTCTTGTGCGGGTTATACGGTTTCGGTATGTATATGAATATGCTTCCGCTGTAATCCAATCAAATCACCTGCTCCTGCTGTTTACGAACTCAACAAATTCCTTCCTCGACACAACTATGTCCTTGTTTACCTCGCAAAATAACTCGTACAGGTTCACGAAGCCTTTTGACGGGTCTATGCTAACGAGAGCCCTCTTCAACCTCTCCTCCTTTTCTTCGTCGCTCAATGAACTGAATCTTATGCTCATAGGACCACCTGACTCATTATTACCGCAAACACGAAACTTCCCGTCAGGCAAGCTGCTATGTCTATCGGATTTATAAGCACCTGGACATACCTCTCAAGTAACACAAATCTTATTTTTTCTGCCGTTGGCAATTCCATAAAATGCCTGAACGTTATAGTCCCTGTGTATGCGTCTTTGCCCGTGACTTTTCTTATGAAGTCGTTAATCGGCTTCGGTATGGGGTACTTGAATATCCAAAACAAGTTGTCAACAGCCATCAAGTTCAGCTGCCCCACAAACAATATTAACCACAGTTGCACGAAGTCCATACCACCAGCCTCCTAATCACTCGTACACAACGCACTCGTTGCAGTATGTTCTGAGCGTGTAGTTCGGGATATATAATCCGTATGGGCAATTATTCAGGTCCAGCCACCACCAAATACCAACTGACTGACTCGGCTGGACATTGCTCACAACAAACGAAAACGATGTGGTGAGATTGGTTGCGTTCCCGGGATAGCTGATGTTATTTACCTTAAGGTTTATGCAGCTATCTGGTTCTTCGTTTAGTTTTATCCCTATCTTGAACGGGTCGGTTATCGTGCTGTCAGCGGTTATGTTCCAAATAGGCGTAGTGTCGCTTTGACCGTACGGCGGAACGTTTGTGTCATTGTTAGTTCTTATGTCCCAGCCTCCAACTTCCGTGAACGATGTCGGGTATGTTAGATTAAACTTGCTGTATCTGACCATTATGGTTTTTGTTATGTTTAGCGTTTTGTCTCCTATTGGAAAAGCGGTTACCGTAAGATTGTAGTCTTTTGGGTAAGTGAACGCCAAATCTTTGACCTCCAGCGTTCCTGACGACATTCCAAAACTTATGTTAATTAAATCGTTATTTGCGAGATAGTCGTTTATCAGGCTTCTGTTTGTTCGGGTTAGGTCTATGTCGCGTAAGGTTATCGATAGATTAACATCTGTGTAGTTCATTCTACCCTGGCTCCCGGCAACGAACTTCACAGGGACCAAGCATGTTGTGTCGTCGTTACAGCCGATCGATGTGATGCAGTTTAGTATCGAAGAGCTCGGTATTGACACATCAAATGGAGAGTTCTCGGGGCTTACCGCCGTCGTGTTAACATACTCGTATGTGCCATCATTACATATGTCAATTGACACATTTGACGATGTTCCGTTCGATACAATTATCTTAACAGAGTCTATATACAGCTCCGTTCCGTCTGTTATCATCGAAGCCTTCCAGCTTATGTTAGTCCCATAGTTCGTAAAGGTATGCGTCGTGTCTGGTATAACCTCCTCCCAATCAACACCATTAGGCGATAAATACCATGTTATGTTGGCTTTCGTTTCGTCTGGCGTGTAATACGAAGCATTGAAGTAAGCTGATACGACCTGCCCTCCAAACTCGTGAAGGACTGTGCTAACTATTTCGGCATTGGTGAAGTTATTCATCGCACCCGTATAAACGGGATTTACGCCGCTTGTGTTAATCTCGTATATTCTGCCCGTAGCACTTCCGCCACCAGAGCAGTAACAGTTATTTCCAGTATTGGTATTATCGTCTATTTGACCCGTCGCCGCCGTATACACTGCTATTGCGTATTTGTGCGACGGATTTATAGTCGTTGATGCATAATACACGCCATCGTCGTAACTTTTCATCGTATTCCCGGTAAGATTGAACGTCCAAATGCTTGTGTCACTATCCGATCGGCCGCAGCTATTTCCGTAGGCAGCGGCACACCAAACGCTGTATGTCGGTGTCATCTGCGTATACGAACCTGTTGTTATGTCGTAAATTCCTGCATGTGCCGTGGCTGAGCCATAACCCGTGCAACTTACGCCGCTCGCACCAGCAGACACATACAAGTATAACTTAACCTTCCACTGCTGGTTGTCAATCATATTTATGTCCTTAAACCAGAATTTACCGTTTCCAGAGTTCGAAGATACGCCGCTATTGTCACAGTAGTCATTAACCATCGACTTACTACCAGACATCTGTATCCATCTGTTAACGCTGTCAACTTCGTAGCTGTTCCAGTTGCTATAACTTGAGTCCCATCTACCAGATACCTCGCCCATGCTAAAATCGTCGTACACCCTAAATGGATATGTAGCATTACCGCTCGATATGTATTCAGAACTGCCGAAACCATCTTCAAACGAATAGTATTCTGGGTTTGCGGGCTTGCCCCATATTTTGAGCGTGAAATTGTGCATAGTTGATGAGTCGAAATCAAATACGCTCGTGTTTATATACCTTATCTTGCTCGATTGTGAAGTAAATACCATACTTTCAGACGAAAGCCCATTTGAGAATTTGTCCACGGTTAGGAGATTGCCGCTTAAATTTCCGATTCCAACTACATCGGGTATCCCGTCATTTAGGGCATCTACGAACCAATCAACTACCGAATATCCAGTTACGTTTATCTTCGCATTTGTCAGGTTTCTGCCTCGCATCAGGCTCAAAGTCAGATACTGACCGTTTGTGAAGTTCTTGTCTGTTTCATTATACTGTATAGGCGATTCTCCATTAAAACTGAAGTTCTTTTCCCAGTAAGGAGCTACTGTATAATTGTATTCAAATGGAGATGCTCCGCAGCTTATATTTTCTTCTCCGTAAGCATCTGTTCCTATGCAATATGTTGAACCAGTTGTTCCTACAACAGTTATGTTTGCTTTTGTATTATATTCGTATTTCCTATCGATTTCTAATCCATTTAGGTATAAATTTGACGGTGGTTGGTTTGCTGTTTCTTCTGCTCCGATTGAGTAGGTGGGTTCTGGGGAGGTGTATTTTGTAACCCAAATAGTGTCTAAATATGTTTTGTCCGTTCCGATGTTATAACATTGTTGTTGAATTTCAATATAATAATCAGTCGATGAAGGGACTTGTGTTACTGTTGCTATATTTGAGTTATTTCTATATAAATTGTTGTTATTTAAAAATTCTATTATATAATTACTTGGAAAGTTTGAGGTTTCTACCCAAGATGAACTTTCATACCAAGTGCCTGATGTTGCTGTGAGTTCAGACCAGTGTGCATCGTTGGGTCTTTTCATAAACCCCAATGCTTCGCTTCCTCCAGCTCCAGTTCCTTGTGTGTCTGTGAATGATATAGACGCAACTGTCCAAATGTTTGATGTTTCTTCACCTAATTTAAGTCCGTTTACATATATCCTTAAACCTCCCCAAGAAGGTTTAGAAACTTTTATTTTAGATGATATATAAAATTGATTTTGAATAGATGATAGAACGTCTATATGTAAATATGAGTCCTCTACTCTTGGCGTGCCACAGTTACTACTATCTATTTCATTCCATTTATTTGTGTCTAAAGTCGTCCCGTCAAAATCATCAAAAATATCAAATGTATCATTACCATTACTCTCACTACTCACAACCGTAGTATTTCCATAATAAACATAAACAGTTTCCGTTCCGCTTGCCGTAATACTCGGCACTTTTACCCAGACATAAGCCCAACTGCTATCTACTTTGCTTTCAATCCAGTAAGGAATTTCTGTTTCCGTAGCATCAGTTGAATTATACCAAGTAAATCTCAAGTCTGAAAAATCGCTGACCATGTCAGCATCGTAAGTTATATTTATTGGAACTTGATAATCCGTCAGTGTGTTTCCTGAATTTTCAGTTATAGTAATCGGTTTCCTGTAACTCCAACTGCTGTTCCACCAAGCCATTCTGTAAAGCGTTCTACCTGCTAATTTAGCGGTTACATCGGACGCCACGAACCCGAGTTTCGGCTTCCTGATACCGACCAAATCGGCGTAGTACCACTCGCCTGACTCTATCCTCACCCCTTTTCTAAATGGCATCCACACCTTTTCCCTGATTACTTTGGTCCTGTTTTCAACTCTTTCAGTCCATGTATAGTTGTATTCTTCTATTTTTTCTTCGCCTGTAACATTGTCTATTATAGTTCTATTGATTATCTTCCATCTTTCTACATCTACATAGTTAGGAACTTCTTTTTCAACTTCTTTTAGAATATCTACCCTTAACTCTTTCCATTCGTCCTTTCCTATCATCTTCTGTATGAAAACAGGTATGTTCTTATAAGGAGTGTAGTTCCTATTAATCCTGAACCTGAAAGGAACGTGGCATTCCGAAAGACACGAGGGAGTGTATCTTATCCCTTCTACTTCATCCACTTGCTCGTAGTCTATTATGTAATAGCCAACTTTTATTGTTGGGTCTATTTCCTGATACCCTTTACTGCTCTTGAATGTCAGTACAACCTTGCCATTATTGTACATATATCCTGTCGAGAACTTATCGGAAGCGTCTTCCCAGCTTATCTGAAGTTTCTGCAGGTCGAGCTTCGTGTAGTTGCGTAAGCTCTTTCTCTGGTTGTAGAAATCCGTTTCGTGTATGAACCTGAGATTGAATTTCGTCGAGTTATCGGCTGGATACCACCTGATACTCTCTTTATTGGTATCCGGATAGATTTCGACTGTTCTAACCAGTCTGCCAACATATTTTCTGTGCAAGGAGTCGTTGTAATAGTCTGAAGTCATAGTTACCCACGCCTTCTCCTTAGTGTAGCTCAGCTGGGTCGGATAACTCGTTTTATATCTAATCAGGTGAGCTCCGTGATACACACGCCAATACGATTTGTCTACCAAGTCCGAACCGCAGTAGCTCTTCACCACGCTTTTGCCGTAAGACCACCTGTAAAACTCGCAGAACTCATCGTAGCTCCTCCCAAGAAGCTCGACTTTATCGGAAATATTGGTCAGCAGTATCAGGTCGTAATCAGGATGCTCGGTCAGCAGATATCTATACTGCCACATGTAAAGCCTATCGACACCTATCAGAGAAAGTATCAGCAGAGTTCCTATCGCAAATATTACCTTGTATTTCATGAGCCAACCGCCCTCTCTATGTTCTCTATCCTCGCTTTTATATCCTCAAAATACGGGTTGATGTTCTGCGTCACATACTTAGCTTCGATTTTCCAAACACCCTTTTTCTCGTCAATATACCCTAAAATATATAATACAGCGATGAGTATTAAAGTTAACGGGAACGCCCACACTATTGGTATGTTAAGTATCTTGAGCGATACGACGATGCCGACAATGTATTTCAGGTCGCCTACCCAACTCATTCCTCTTCTGTATCTAATCCTGAACTTCATAATTTTTTCGACCAAACGCTTGCCGCACATGTCAATCACGTTATCGATTGACCCCTCATAAGCATAATAACGACCTTGAGTCTTAAATTCTCTATCTGCTGTGCAACATCCGGAGTTTCGCGTATCATAAGTTTCTTAAAGTAGCAGTCGGTATGAATTACCTGAACGGAATTGTTGTTGTATACGAGAGTCACGGGCTGTCCCATTATGCTGCCTGTCTGAGTAAGGGTTGCGAGCGTCTTCAGGTTGTCTCTTTTCGTGAGTGCTGTGTCAGTCGGGCTGTCATACGTCAGCTCCCCGTTTATCGTGTAAGTCTCTTCGGGTCTGTTCAGGTCGACCATCAACGAAGTTCCCTCGCCGGGCTTAATCAGCTTGAGCTCCTTGTCTATGTTGTTCTCGATGCTGCCGCTAACCCTTATTTTAACCGTGATTCCTCCCGTTATCGTGTTACCGACAACATCGCCGCTCGTGATGTAAACATATCCTTCCTTTATCTCGACCATGTGTTATCACCTCTGAATCTGGCTTTCAACCGACTTGACGACTTCGTCTCCTATTCTTTTTGCGAGCTCGTCGATGTCTATGTCGCTTGCCACCTTAGCTTCGACATTAATGTAATTGTTTATGGTATTTCCTAATGCTGGCGGAGTTTCCTTGAATCCTACAATAGTGTCTCTCGGACTTATTGATACAGGCGGATGCCCGGGTCTGTATATAAAGTCGCCAAAACTGGTCCCTATAATCCCGCCCACAAGTCCAGCAGCACCGCCAAGTATTCCGCCGACAGCTGTTCCCAAACCAGGAACTACAGAGCCTATAGCCGCACCAATGGCAGCACCAGCACCGACGCCAGCAAGAATCCCGCCAAGCTTACCGCCAATCATAACCCCGCTTATAACAAGGGTTATGGGTATCGCATAAGGAGTTGGTAAAGCTGCAGCAGCTATTATACCAAGCGGCAGCAATGCTTTTTTTATTTCTTCACCAACCCCTTCCCCTCGCATAGCAGACATAAACAATACGGCAGCAGATACCCCGACAAGGTAACTCTTTTCCTTACCAATACCAGCTGCACTGGTTATTAATGCAGCACCAACCGCAGCTTGCAAAGCAACGACAATATCGTCAACAAGCGTTCCCGTAGCTGAAGCCCCGCTGAATTCGACCATCGCATTGAATACGAGATAGCCTCCAATAATGCCTTTGAACGCCCTCCCAACAACCGAGAGTGCAGAACTTATTTTATCGCTCAGCCCTTCTGACGCCTTAACACCCGTTATCTCAAGCATACCCTTAACAGTTTTTACAGTCTCTACCGCACCGGCAGCGGAAACAGCAAGTGCAGCAGCCTGAAACGCGGACTTGAACTTCTCTAAACCTGGTATTGTCTCGAGCAAAGGCACGATACCCTCGTTTAGAAGAACACCAACAGCAACTGCAGCAGGACCAGCTGCACCTGGGAACGCCATTGCTAATCCGCTAAGGCCCAGAATAATACTGCCAAATGTTTGCATCAGGATTCCGCCTATTTGACCGAATAGCATAAGTTGACCGATGGTTTCCTTCGTAGCAGGCGGCAACTCGAGTATACCTCTAATAGCACCATAGATAGAATCAGTAAACGGCAGTAACCCCTGTAGTGCTATCAGGTTTAGCGATGTTCGGAACAGCTCGCCTATACCCAACCACTCGATAGCACCTCCTGTCATATACCCAAAAGTTCTTGTTATCGCCATTCCAAAGAACATCACAGAGAGCATTTCCATTCTAAAAGCTCTCATATTTAGAATCTGACGCCTCTGAACAGTTACCCATTTGTCACCAACCCGCCTCTGAATTTCTATTGTCTTGTTATACCCTGTCAGTGTACGTTCCACTTTCTGAACCTGCCGCATAACAGGTTCAAGTTTGTCGGTTGCTTTATCTTTCGCCTCAAGTATTATTTCGACAATCCCTCCTATCATCGCCCAGCACCGATTAACTCTTCCATCTTTTTATCACATTCCAGATTTTTACCTTCCTATATAATGTATTCTTCCACCTGCATGTCTGTTCATCTCTTCGTAAATTTTAGCCAGTTGTCTTGATACCTGCCTGAATTTCCAGACTTCCATATTCATAACGTATTCAACAGTCCATCCAAACTCCCTGCAAACTATCACAACTTCCATCGCCATAGCATCCGATATGCTGTCGAAGTCAGCCTGCTGTGCCAATCTACGCCTCAACATCTCTATCTTTTCTTCCTTGGTCATCGGCTTGCTTCTTTTTTTTCCTCTTCCAGATACTTCCTCTTGGCTTCCTCAAGCTGCTCCTTTGTAAGTTCCGGATTGCACAGCAGCAATGTCTGTTCAAACAGAGGCAGGAAGTTATAGGCTACGATAGCATCTACATCGTCCTCCGTCATCTGCGGATTGGCTCTCTTAATCATAGACTTCATTACATCTGTTATCCTGTCCGCATCCTCGGCTGTCATCGACCTCCTCATACAGAGGTTTATCCTGCCAGCTTCCTTTGCCAAGAGCCTGACCTTTATCTCTTTATCGCCAACCTTAACAGTTCGGAACTTGTCCACCAAGTCGTCATATTCACCCATTAATCTCGCCTCCAATCACTTTTATCGTCTCATCTTTATCGCTTGATTGCTCCTTTTGTTCTTGCTCCTCTTCGGGCTCTTCGCCTTCATCTGGAGCTATATTTACCTGCGAGAGGAACTTTGCCAACGCCTCGAACTGCCTTGCAAGCATATGGTCGAACCACATCTTCATCCATCTACAGTTGTTAAACCGTGCCTTGCAGTCCTGCTCCCACTCCTTGAAGAGCTGGAACGGGAACGAACTGCAGGTCACGGTAAGCGTTATATTGCCATCGCTACTCTGCTTCTTCTTCTCGTCAGCCAACTAATCACCATTTTTAGTCGTAATACTCCATGTAAAAGTCTCTTGGCAGGCAAGTTGCTTCAAAATCCTGTTCTACATGCCCATCGCCTGCCGACTTCGCATCACCAAGTTTTAATACAGCATTGTCCATAGCAAACGCTACTGCGTCAGGACCATCTTTCAGTATTACCAAAATCGCCACATCCTGCTCGGACCCGTCGCCTATCTGATACCTCGTAGCGGCAACAGGCGAGGATATTGCGGTAGATGACGAGAACAGCTTAGCCTCCAGAACTTCATCTGCATCTAATACGAGCGTTCCAGTAACTTTACCGACGCCCACAGGCTTTTTCTCTAACTCAGCATTCTGGAAGTTGTTTGCGTCAACGCCTATCAAATCAACCTTGTCAACGGTAATCTCCGGTGGCGTTATTGTTATGTTTTTTGCATTGCTAACCGTAAGTGCGGTTGCTCCGAAAAAGCTTTCGAGTGTTTGACTCGAATCTATACTAACATTAGATGCTGTATCAAGCTTTATTGTTCCGTGTCTTGCTCTCCATATCTTCGTCACTATTAATCACCTTCCTTTTTGGTTTTTTGTCGGGTGCAACCACTTCAACCGCTTCGAACTTATTCGTAGGTATCTTCCCAAGGTCGACAACATCGATAGCAATTTCGTCGCCAACATGATACACAACGCCTTTATACCTGAATGTCGGATGGTCTGAATCTCCTTTATATATCATGTGAATTACAGCCATTTATTTATCACCTCTTACGCCATCTCCCGCCCTTTATCATCGTAGTCATCCTTATATTTCCCAAGCAGGAGCAGTTTGCACCATCTTCCAGGTCTGCTGAACCTGTCCTCGTGTGCCTCGTATTTATCGAGGTCTATTAGCTCGAGTTTTGGATAAAACTTGAGCAGCAGCTTGAGCCACTTACTCGTGTTTACGAACTCTTCGTCTGACAGGAACGGTTTCAGGTCCGATATGAATTCGTCGACTATCTCCTCCTTCATGCTGATGTCGTAAATCCTGATTTCACGAACTATCGGAAACTGCGTTCCTCCATTTGGCAGTCTGTGATTAAGGCTTCGCAGATAGTTAGCCCACTCGTCGTCCTGCCTTGCCCTCGTTTGGACAACCATAATCAAGTGAACCATTTACCTCAACTCCCTGCCAATTATTGGTGCGATTATGTTCTTCATGTTTTTTCTCGCCGCCTCGACGGCTGGTCTCATAAACGGCTTGTAGGTTCTCACGATTGCGTATCCTTTCCTCCTCGGTATCGCTCCCGGCTTCCTGATTACAGCTCCTCTGGTTCTCCTTTTATACATCACGAGCTTTATCGGAACGAGCTTCGGAAGACCGACGCCAAGCTCCATCGCAGCTGCATATGGAACATCAGCGACAACATCGACTCGGTTGTACTTCCTTCTCACGAGCCGTATAGACTGCCTGAGCCTGCCAGTCTTGACAGGAGCTCTGAGCTTTGCCGACTTCTGTATCCACCTTCCGACAGCGTCTGTCATTCTTGCTGACGTTCTTCCTCTCAAACCAGTTGTCAGCTTCCTGAGTCTCCAATAAAGCCTGTCTTCGCCTTCCATCTTTAGCGTTATGTGTATCATACCGCATCAAACTCGAATTCGTATACCAGCGACCTGTGGTGAATCTTGATTGCTTCACGCTCTATTGCTTCATACGACGAAGATGCGAGTCTCATGTTGTTAAGCTTGTTTGAAAACAGCGTTGAGCTGTTGGAGTCCATCGCGTTAACTATGCTGTCGCATATCGTGTCGAGTTCGCTGGACTTAGTCGAGTAAACATCAATCGCTATCGACAGCACTATCGTCTTAGCGTTGTAGCTCATCGTGAGTATATCGAAGCCAGAACTCGTGACATTTTCTATAACTATCAGAGGGTACGCGTCGGAGTTATCAATCTTGCTGTATGGAAATCCAGCATAAATCCACTTAGTTCCTCTCGACGCTGGGTCGGTTACATTGGCATTTATCAAGTCAAATACGTTCTGCCAAGTGTTGCTGAATAAAGCTGCCAGTGTCACGGCGTCAGCCATTCAAAACCACCATCGGTGCGTCAGCACCGTCTCAAATTTTCTTGCAGTGAACTTCGTAGTGTCCCTCGTTCTTGATAACATTAACTATCCTGTAATTTTCAGAGTTCCAAGTTACCCTGTTTCCTCTCTCGACCACACTAATATTTTGGTCTGTCGAACTAATAAAGATTACTATGTCTCCTCCTTCGAGGTAGCCTTCCTTCACCATATCCTCGCTTCCGTCCAGAACCTGAACGATTGCGGTAATTTGATACTGTGTCGAACCCTCGGTTATGTCGCCTCTATCGTTGTATGTCGCTCCCGTGTAAGTGTCTGTAACCGTTATCGTCTCACCGACCTCGTCGAGCAACCTGTCAATGTCAAGCCTGAGCATAATTACACCTTGAGGTCTCTAACATCAACTATTTTGTTAGCATCCCTTAACTTAAGCGGAAATTTCTTGATTGTGTTTATGGTCCTCCGATACTGGTTGTAAAACTCTACGAATCCCTGCGACGGTTTTGTCACTCTGATTTTCCCGACAGACCAGCTCTGAACCTTTTTAACATCTAATTTCGTAAATGCCAATGCAGCTGCAAGCTGCGAACAAGCGAGTTTTACAAGAGCATGCGGCGTGCTCATATCGGCGTGCGAAGCACAGTATGTTATGTAAACCTCTGTTCCAGAGCTCGGAGCTGATGCCAGTGTGATTTTGCCAGCTTCGTGGTCAACCGCACTGACAGTAGCTGTCGTCTCTGTTCCGTCGCCGGCAACGAGATAGACTATAACATCGGAAGTGTCGACATCGCCGTCGTCGTCCAAATCGCCTATGTAATACTCCTTCCAGCTCTTCACATAGAATACATTGTTCGAGCCATTTATGTAATTGGTTCTCGTCTCGTCAATATACTCTACCTTCTCCCTGACTATCTTGACTTGTATGTCTCGATTCAGCTGAGCAGTTGCATATGTGATAAGCGTAGTTAGGTCAGCGTCGGAAATCTCCGAAGCTGTAAGCCCAGACACGCTCCTTACTTCTGTCGCTGTGCAGTATGGCAATTTACCACCTTAATTCCTAAGTTCGGGCGACAATCGCGATATAATTCGTCCCATCGTGAAATACTGATAATATTGATGATTTTGGTTTTCCTGCCAGCTCCGACATAACATCAGCCAGCGTCCCGCTTATCGCTATTATATTACCCGCATCGGTAATCGTAGCAGCCATCGATAATCACCTTCTTTTCAAGGAACGAACAACTTTATTCCAACCAATCCTCCGATTATTACGATTAGAGGAAAGATGACATACTTAAACATATACTCCTTATTCTCGGACAATACCTCGAATATCTGCTTGTGCTCCTGGGAAGTGACAGCGGAATGTTTTATTGCGAACTCCTTAAGAGCTTCCGTGTTCTTCGCGATTGTGTCAGAATGATGATTTATTGCTCTTACGGACCTCGCAATCGCCTTCTGCTGCTCGATGATTTTTTCCTCGAGCGAACTTACCATACTCAATCACTTCCTTGCAACTCAAGTATCAGTTTTACCCTGTCTTTTTCGTATCTGGGTATCTTCGCCGTCCCGCCAGACAGCTTCTTTATGAGCCTTACCTGTTCCTCCCTGTTCAACTTAAAGAGCTCCGCTTCCGTATATTTTCTGGAAACCTCAGCCTTGCTCACAGGCTCGATGACGATGCCCTTGGGCATCTTTGTAGACTTGAAGTTGTCTGCCTGAAAAGGAAGCTTGATGTGCTTCGCAATCTCGGTCGGTATGGGTTTTCCAGGTTTTATCTCTATAGGTCCTTTAATCGTAGGCATCACAAATCACCTTTCAGTTTTTTTAACAGCCTCCTGAATATCTCGCACGCTTCCAGCGGAGTCACATCAAATTTGGCAACATTTATGCTGTCGCCGTCAGTTTGTATGACTATCTCCTTTATCTTGCCCTTACACATTAGCTCACCGTTCCTTAGGCGGATGCATAGTATGGAACGACGTATGTGGTAGCACCTATCTTTATCTTCAGGTATCCCGTTGGATTAGTTGGTAAAGCAGATGCAGAACCAGCCGCACCGACCGTTGTCTGCGTCATGTTGGAATTGAAAACTATGGTCTTTCCCGCAGCAATTGTAATGTCCTGATTGAATGTGGTCGCTCCATTCACGGTGAGCGTGTCAACACTCGCGTCTCCGAATGTAAGGTTGCCTTTTACGTTTATTCCGCCTTCAAAAGTGCTCGTTTTGTCTGCCCTCGTGCACTTTATATACGATGTCCTAATAGCCACAGCCATACACCTCCGAAAAAATTATTGTTGTGCCTTCCCAGTTACGGGAAGGACTGTTGTCATCGCCGTTAAGCTCATTCGTCGGCAACTACGAGCCTGACAGCCGCGTCGTCGTGTATTGTGCCAACTCCATAGTCGAAGCTCAACTTCATTCTGACTTGGTCTGCATTCGGCCAGTCAAATGTCTTGAGCTCCGCCTTTCTTCCCCATACCAATGCGGCTATCTTACCCGCCTTTGTCATGAGGCACATGTGTGCGTCAGTATCGAACGCCTGAGTGCCTCCCTGCATAGAAATGTAGTCCCCGCTCGCTATGGCAGGCACTTTGGTTGTCTCAATCAACTTTACTCCCATGTATTGTGCTATTTCTCCGTTCAGTATCGGGTCTCTTGCCCCGAATTCTGCTGCGTTGCTGAACTGAGGGTCTTGCAGAAGTGTTGCCATCTGTTCTGGAGCAAGGAACAACACTATCGGCTCTCCTTTGTCAGAGCTCCACGGATTCTTGGGCGTTGCGGACTTCGTAAATGTGTTTAAAGCCCAGTAGTATCCGATTGTTGATTGCAGGAGTCTCCTTGCCTTTATTATCATATCAGTCGTTATCACGTCTCCTGCGTCCAGCGAGTTGTCCGCGTCAGTTGCATCTCCACCGTATATCGTCTGCATGCCGTTTACAGTATTGCTCATTGCAGTTGCACCAGCCGTAACCTGTGCAGCCGAGCTGTCTACCGTTCCGAGTATTGCGTCTCTTATTGCGGAGTCTATTACATCCTCGAAATGATACGAAAGCTCGGTCTGGCAGTATCGCAACAGGTTAAGTGCATTGGTCCTCAGGTTCTTGTTGGAGAGTGCAACCCCGTAGTTGTATGTCTGCGGAGAAATCTGAACTGCGTCGTTTGTATTTATTGCAGTCCAGCTTATCTCGCTCCCAGCCGAATATTCAGCCGTGGAACTTTCCCAGCTACCAGATGCCAGGTATTTGGTTCTGTATGGTATTGAAATCTGTGCCACTCCTTCAGGCAGCTGGTATTGGGAAACTACCTGCATGAACATCATTCGCTCTTTTGCAGCGTCAATTGCGTCTTTTAGATACTGAACAGGCTGAGAGCCATATGCGGTAAACGAAGAGCCTCTCGATACGCTCGTGGTTGTAACAGTGGATGCGAGCTCAAATGTCTTCCACTCTCCGACACCGCCAGTATACTTTGCAGGTCTTATGTCAAGAGTTAGCGTCTTTTCCATATGCTTATCACCCCTCTAAAAATTCTTTTTGTATGTAATCTGCCATTCCCTCAACTGAGTCCGAATACTTCTGCGTAACGCCTCCTTCTCCCTTTACGCTCAGTTTGTCGGGAACTGACAGCTGTTCTTTTAATCTTGCTATTTCCTGATGTGCAATCTCGAGTTTTTTCTTCAGCTCGGACAGTTCGTCATTGTCTGACATCTTTCCAGAAGCGACAGCCTTAGCAGCCTCAGGGAGCTTAACTCCAGGGTGATTCTTCATGTAATCCTTTACCTTCTGTGCAAACGACTTGAGCTCCTCGTCGAGCTCTTCCGCAGGATACGGATATTCTTTCTTTTTCTTCTTCATTTCCTCCTCTTCTGGGTACGGATACTTCTTTTTCTTCTTTAACATCTCTCTTATGGCAGCTATCTCGTCTGCGGAGAGAGACTCTACCTGAGGTTGAGTATCAGGCTGACCTTCGCTCGGTTGCTCGCCGTTCGGCTGCCCATCGCTTGGCTGTTCCTCAGGCTCTGTTTCTTCTTGCAACTTTTTCTCTTCCTCCAACCTTATCACCTCTCGATTATTTATATAAGCAGTTTTTACCGCAGGGTTTATAACTATGCTGCAGTTCTCAATCATGCCGTCCAGTATTTGGTTGCCAGCTGTTCTTGCTTTGATTCTCGGAGATATGCCGAATTTAGGCTTGCCAAACTTCATTTTCAGGGCTGTGTTAAGGTCATAGATGTAAAGGTCCCCGAAAATCTTGCCGTCTTTGTAATACACGTTCTTAACGTAACCAACCCACTCGGAAGTTCTGTCATCCTCGTGGTCGAGAAATAAGTATGTGTTTTCAACCACGCTCCAGTCCGTATTCTTGTATAATTTTTCGATAACCTGCGGCGAGTAGTAATTACCGTTCCAGATGCCAGAGTCCATAAGCTCCTGATTTCTGATTATATACGGTATCTTTATTCCCAAGCATATAGTCCCGTCGCTTCTTACATTATGCTCCATATAGTATTATTACGCTTATCGAACTTATAAAGATTTGCTATAATAGTTTGTTTTTCTTCTGATAAAGATACACTGTGCTTTTGCTCGCACCGATAGCTTCCGCTATCTGCCTTCTCGTGTAACCTTGCATCGTTAATGTGATTATTGTCTGCTCCAGCTGTTCATTTATTTTTCTCGTCGGTTTTCCCATCGGGACACCTTTTCAGCCTGTCAAACAAAATTATGTGATGGTCTCCTATGTGTGCTATGTGATATTCAAAGCAACCGCTCAATTGCTTAAGCTCGTTTGGTTCGTCTCTTACTGGCAGTCCCATCGTCACAGCTTTCTTGAGGAACTTCTTGTTGATTCTTCCTTTCCTGGTCCTAAACTCTATTATGAACCTATGGTCATCAACGGCAACGACCCTGTATTCGCCTTTAGCAACAATTGTGAATATGCCGGGATAGTTCTTCGTGCTGCCAGGCAAGGGTGGTTCGAATATGCCTTCGACATACAGCCAGCTCTTCGGTTCGGGAAGCTTCATTTCGCACCTTATCCCTTTCGCATCGTTATTCACTTTGTCAGGTATGTCCATATCGACAGATGCAGGAGAGTTCAGCGTTATTCCTTCAAGGTAGCCATCGATGTATCTCGCATTCTCGTATTTGATTGTCGAACCGTCTTTGAAATTGTCGAACTTCAGCGGAACGAAGAACCTTGAGTCGGTATGAACGGACCTGCCCCTGAGGTGGTGTTGCATAACAAACGGAAGCCACATCTTCTTTTCCATAGCTTTTCTCATAACGCTCTGAAACCTCTTCGGAAAATCCTTAACTTCGTGCTCTTCTCCTTCTTCCTGCAGTTCGATATTCTCGACAACTTCCTCGCCTATGCTCGTAACCACGTTCTCGAGGTCGCTTATTGTGGATGTTTCCTTCAAGTCTGGTCTCGCCTGCCTGAATCTCGGTTTGTGAATTGAGTATCGCAATACGTTCTGCTTTGTGTATGTGTGTCTCCAGACATCTTCAACCATAATGTCTATTATGCTGCCAACAGTGACGTTTTCTTTGGTATTGAATGTTTTTCCGAGAACAAGCACCTTCCTGCCGTTAACGGCTGTTACATACTTCGGATGCATTCTTTTTGCCTGCTCGTCCGAGATGTAGATTCCGACGAGATAGTTGAATGTCCCTGCGACCTTCGTTTCTATCTTGTCTATGACAACAGTATGCAAATCAACGAGATGCCTGAACTTCAGCCAAGTTCTTTTCCTTTCTCCGAATGTGTAAGGAGCGTCAGCGTCCTTTATTACCGCACCTTCAGAGCCAGAAAGGTTCGCAGCCCATTCCACAGCTTTCTTAACGTTGTCGATGCCTTTCACGAGTTTGTACGGAGTGTTCGTGACACGCCCGTCAAAGTGCAGCTGCTCGAGAATTTTCTTCCTTTCTCTCAACGGCAGGGAAGTTATGTCCTTTCCGTAGTATGTTATGTCCCATATGTGGACTTTTATGTCGGAGTCGTCAACTTTCTTTCCAGACTTGACAGCCCCAACATACTTCATCAACGGGTCTCTTCCCATAGCCTTGTCTCCTTTATACGGCACGAGCTCGCCATCTACTATGAAGTCTTTTTCGCTGAGCTTCCTTATATGATTAACCAGAGTCGGAAACGGAGAGGTTATGTCTTTTTTCTGCTCCGAGAATATTTTCACTTCGTCGCCTGACTTGTGGATGCTCACATGAAAGCCATTAAACTTCTTTTCAACATAATATTCTTTGTTATTATCGAGCTCGCTTAACAAGTCTTCGATATTATAGAACGCAGAGCCATACGGTTTTTGAGGAAGATATGGATGCATCAGCTTCAGTTCTGACAGCCGAAGGTTAATATCCTTCCTGACGAGGACTAAGTCGTAAAGGCTGAGGAATTCGCCGTGTGGTCCCATAGGCTCGCAGAAGACGTGTATGTCCTTATCCACGCCAACGCTGTCCGCAATTTTCTGCAACTGCGAATATATCGCACGCTTGAAGTATTCGACAGCCTCGTGCGTATCGAGCCTGATTAAGATGTCAATATCGTTTCCGTCTCCGTGCTCGGCTGTTGAACCGACTAAGGAAACGAAATCAGTAACGATTGTCATACGCTCCGGGATACTCGACAGGAAGTTATTGATTGTCGCCTCGGACAGCTTCTTTGTATCGAAGTTCGTAATCAGATACTCATACTCCGGCTTATCGTCTTTTGCGAGTGTCCTTGGAACAAGTATCTTCCGCATACTGAAACTTTTGAACATATCGGTTATCCACGGCAGTATGTTTGTGCTGAGTACGAACTTTCCTTTGATATTAGATAGTATACTTTTCATCTGCTCGTAATCCTCTTTTGTAAACGCACCAGATTTGTCGCCCCATCTATCGTCCCACTCTTCAGGATACGGCGGGTCAAGGTAAAATAAGGTGCCTTCAGAATCAAATTCTCTTATAACATCTGCATAATCCTTGTTGTAAATCTTAACGTTCCTAAGCCGCTCCTTGAGCCCGATAAGCCTATCGAAGTATCGCTGGCTCGGTTTAGGCACAGACTTCCAACCAAACGAACTTCTGCTATGTCCATAACTATGCATAGTTAAGTATATGAACCTGTAGAATCTCTCCAAGTCGTTCTTTGGTTTGAACTCGTCCTTCAGATACATAAAATGCTCCTTCGACGGATTCCAGTTCATGCCTTTCAATTTCTCTATTTTTTCGGGAGTTATGCTCTGTATGAACCTGTATGCAAATGCGATTTCCGGGTCTTTATCATTCAGGACTTCAACTTCAGACGGCTCTTTTTCCCAGAAGACAGCCGCCCCTCCAGCAAACGGTTCAACATAAACCTTATGCTCTGGCAACATTCTAACGATTTTCTTTGCTATGCGGGATTTTCCACCGGGGCTTCCGAATGCTTGCTTAGCGAGAATCAGAGTTGAATCTTCCTCGAGGCTCATTATTTTCTGGGATTCGATACGCTTCATAATCTTCTCGTAAACTTCTCTCGAATGCGGAGTCATCTCCTCCGGATGGAACTTCATACCACGCCTAATCATTTCCTCCGTTATCAACTGAATTAAGTTTTCTATCTCTTCCATCGAATACTTTATTTTACCGCCTCTTGACTTTGTAGCATGCCAAGCCATAGCGATTCTGAAGTCGTCACGCAGAATGTCATCAGGGACTTTGGCTGGGTCGTAGGACGCTACATCCTCTATCAGCTTTCTTTCAGACAGGAACTCGACATCCTTTATGAACGTCTGAACGCCCTGCGGAAGTTTCACGTCCCTCGGCATCTCGAATCTCTCAACGACCTCGAATTCGTATGCGAAAAGAACATGTTTGTCTGGCCACCACTCCTTCCTTTCCTCGTCGCTTATCTTGTGCTTGTCTTTAAGCTCCTCGAATTGCTTGAGGTTTATCGGATAAATTTTCGTAATCTTTATTACGCCGTAACACTTGTTGCCTTCTATCAAGTAGAGCATCTTGCCCTCTATGTCAAATCTTTTTGACTTAACAATCAGCTTCTTCGAGCCAGTCCAAATCATGTGACCGTGCGGTCTGACGAGGTAAATGCCTTCCATCTCCTTCACCATCTTCACGACGTTCGTATCGAGCTTCATGCCGTCATACGAAAGTATGACTTTAGTATGCTTGTTCCCGATTTCCTTCCACGCATCCCTGATTTTTTTCACAGCCTCGTTGTAGCTCGGGTATGTGTGACCAGCTTGTATGAGCACGCCAATCGACGGCTTATATTTTGCAAGAAGCTTCAAAGCGTCTTCGGTATTGAGATGGCCTTTTATCTGCCTGCCGAACCACATAGCAGCGTCGATAATTATTATGCTGGCATCTTTGAAGTACTTCTCCGACTCCTTCGGTATCTCGCCAACATCTTCAGCGTATACTATGTCGTTCAGCCTGTAGCCTACCGTCGGGAATCCAGCCTGAATTGAATGTATCAACCTGAACGGAGTTATCTTGTATTTTCCGATTTCAAACTGTTTTCCGACATAAATAGGGATGTAATTAAGTATGGATAAGCTTGCGAACTTGCTCCTGATTTTAGACCAAGTCTCCGGCTCTGCGTATATGTCAACGGACTGTATGTTAGCGTCCGCAAGGTATCTGACGAGCTGCGGTATGCCGCCGACAGCGTCATTGTGAGCGTGAGTTACGAGAACGTGCCTTATTTCTTTTATTCCGCTCCTCTTAATCTGCTCGTCGAAGTTGGGAGTAACGTCAATCAAAATTTTCTCGTTGTGAAGATAGACAGAGCTGTTCAAACGTCTGTTCTTCCCGCGACCTTCAACGGGTTTCGCCGGTCCAGTTCCGAGAAATTCAATCATCATCAATCTTTTCTATCTTTCTTATGTATCTCTCGAGTTTTTCGTCTGGCTTGAGAGCTCCCGTCTTTACGTACTTGGATAATCTGTTGGCTTTCGAGTCAAGCTCGCCTATCGATATCTCGTTCCACACGATTCTTACGGGAGAGATTCTCTCAAGCTCGCAGAACTCTCCTAATATCTTCCTGTTAATCAGGCTGACCGTTTTGTCTATAAACTGTTTCAACGACACAAGAAATATGTATTCCTGGCGTATTGTCGTGGCTCTGTTTGCTTCTCCTGAGACCAGAGACGACGGAACGCCGAGACCGATTAGCTGTTGCTCTATGAAATACTCGAGTGCCTCTCTTGGAACTCCGTTTGACCTCGACTCGAGAATGTCAAGCTTGTTATAGTACGGCGTAGCGAGAACAGACGACTCGCTGACGTTTTTCGCTATTTCCGCTGCGTCCTCGAGTTGCTCTTCCGTCGGCGGGTGCATTTGGTCTCCGACATACATAACCTTTATCGGAAAGCCTGCTCGCTTTAGGCTGTTTGAGTATCCAACTTCAGCTTCTTTCTTCTGAACTACCAAGTCATATATCGCTTCGACGAGTCCCTTTCCGAAGTAGCCATTACCAACGCTCGAATACCTGAAGTGAACGATTTTGTCCGCTGGTATGAATATTTGGTTTCCAGTAAGAACCACATCGGGCGGCGGCTCTATCTTGTTCTCGATGGCAGACGCAAACTGCGATGGCAGTGTCTCGACATAGCCCAACGGGTTTCCGTAGTCGTCAACCGCTACCGTGCCCTGCCTGGTGTACGCGTAATCCATCTGCTTCGGGTCCACGAAGTCAAGGTCTATCAACTTCCTTCCGTTTCCGCTGTAAATTTTTTCTATGTAGCAACTTCCGTATATCATCTGGTATTTGAATATTATCTCGAGAATTTCCGACCACGTAACAGTCCCGCCTATGCTACCTATGTTCGACAGAAATTCGTTTACGACAGACACGCTGTTTTCGTCACCCTCGAGATGCCAGCCTGCGTGAAGAACGAGTTCGGTCTTGAGGTCAATAGCCGCTCTGACGAGAGGGTCTTGGACATACGCTGCCTCGAGTTTTTCCCTGTCGAACTGAGTTCCAGCCTCGCCAATCCTGATAGCGGACGGCTTGCCAGCCTTCCTCACTTTCAACGTCAGCACTTTATTTGGCAGGTTGCTCCAAAACCTGAAGTTTACCATACAATCTATTATTAACGCTGATATTATTTAAAGTTTTTAACACGCCGACTTTTATCGGCTTGTAGGAAGTTGCGTGTGCATCGCTGCATGCGAGTGCGAGGCTCATCACGGTGTCGTCGTGCTTTCCCGTGCTCACGAAACCCGAACTCTCCTTGTCTGGAAGCTTTATAGTTTTCAGCTCGCCGATAAGTATGTTCGAGTTGTGGAGGCTCGGGTCCGGAGAGTCCTTAGCGGGTATGACCAATCTTTCAGACTCTATCAGCGAGCCGAGATTGACGAGCAACGAGTTTCTTGACTGTGCATCGAATTTCTGCGATATGACTGGCAAACCCCTGTTAATCATCTCGTCAACAAAAGCCTTCCCGTAGCCAGATTCGTCCGCGTAAATTCTGTTAACGCCAAACGTCGAGACGATATACTGGATTGCGTCGACCTGGCTGCTCAGAGGCTTGTTCTTAAATCTTGTTATGTGCCTCACTATGACAGGGTTTTTGACCTCCGCCTCTCGCTTTCCGTTATTTTTCACGTGCCTGTCCTTCATCTGAACGACCGTAAACACCGAATAGTCCGCGTATTCGCTCTCACCCCACGAGAAGTCGCACCCGAGAAACACCCTTCCGTCGAGCTTTTGCGGCTTGAATTCGAGACCGTAGTCGAGGCAGTTGTAGATGTGCTCTTCCTTAACAAAACACTTGCCAGCCGCAATCGGGTTGCACATAAACTCCCTCTGGAATGCGAATTCGCCCATCCTTCTCCTTTCCTTTCTCCAGTATTCGAGGTCTGTTCTTTCGCTCCAGAGAGGCTTGACCCAGTTGCCGTTGCTGTCCGTTATAACCGCCTGGTATCTCTTCCACGCAAAGCCCCATTCGGGTTTTTTAAGCTCGTGAAAAAGCAGGTCGCCTATGTTTTTCGGAGTCCCTATAACCTTGAGCTGGGAGTATTTCATGGGCGAATTGCAGGTCGGATAAACGCAGGTTTTGAATATTTCTATGACCTGCTGGTGCGTCAGCTCGGATTCGAGGAGTATGTCATCGAGTATCATCAGGTCTGGGTGTATTCCGACCACCCTGTCTGAATACGGCTCAACGAATATCTTCGAACCATTTTTCAGCTCGATTTCGCTCTTGGTCGAAGTCTCCTCCCTGTTTGGTCTGTAAGGCTTGAAAAAGTCGTTGTTCATCACGATGTCCCTTATCTGCTTTATATTTTCCTGAGACTTTTGCAGCTTGTGGGATATGAGGCAGACTTCCATCTTGTCACGCAGGCTGAACCAGAGCGGATAGTCTATCGAAAATATGGAAGTTTTCAGGTGCCCTCTCGGACTGAGCAGGCACGCGAACCTGTTGTTTATTATGAATTCCGCTTGCTCGTAGTGAAACTTACCCCACTCCCTCCCTACTATCTTCGTTGAAAAGAAAGGGAAGTCAACGAGAGCTCTCGTTCTCATTTCCGCCTCGCTCATCCCCAGTTCCTTTTTCAGCTCCACCATCAGTTTTCGTCCAAACATCAATCTCACCGAGCTGAGGAAGTATGTTCTTCAGCGAAGGGTCGAGAATTTTTATTTTGTTTTTCTTCGCAAGCTGCACTATAAACTCCGTCGTGTGTTTGTTGAGCTGGAGCACATTGTAGGTAACCTGCTGCTTCTCGTATTTCGACAGAAGCTTTGTTTTCAGCTTCAGGTACCTGTCAAACTCTATCTGAAACATCTTTACCAGCTGGTCTACCATGGCTATGTAGTATTTCAGGGAATTCGCTATCTTGCCTTCGTCGAATCCTTCCCTGACCATTTCGGAGAGCTTGTTCTTGAATTCGGAAACCTCGTTGTAAACGCTTTCAAATCTTTTCAACACTTCCTCGAAGTGCTTGTCTTCCCTCTCCTCCAGCTTCTTATACAGCTCCCTATCCTTCAGCGAGTAGATGTCTCCGTACATTCTGATTTGCGAGATGAGGGATTTGGAGGCTGACATTCCATTGCTTGCGAGAGTTCTGAGTATCTCGTCGTCGCTTTTGCCCTCCTCGAGCATCTCCGCAATCATCTTCCTCTCAATGGTTTTCGCGAGACCTGTCACCATATTTTTACCCTCCTTACCTTTCTGTTGCGTTCCCTGTTTACCCTGTAAATGACCGTTCCTCTGAGCTTCTTAACCTTGTCCACGCACCTTCCGCACAGAAAGTGAGTTTTCCCTGCCACGTAGACAGGTCTGCACATAGCGTACAGCGGCTTGCACTTCAGGAACGGTATTGTGCTGCCCTGGCAGTACATAACCCTACTCGACGTGAGTATGTCCTTCCACTTGATGCCAGAGTTGCGTTTCAGAAGCATCTATAACAACCTCACCACGAACTCCCTCGGACCGACCATTTCCACCTCCATGCCGTTGAAGTTTTTCATGAATATTCGCCTCCACCCTCTCGGAAGCACCATGCACACCGATTCTCCCTTCCACCTTATGGTTTTCGGGAATTTAGATAAGATGAACAAGGGGTTTACGCCGAGCTCTTCCCCGGTCTCCTTCACAGCCTGTTTGTAGTCAATTCCTTTCCCGATTTTTTCCATCAGCCTTTCTCCGATAGCCATGTAGAAATCGTCCGTGCACTGAGGGCAGGAGTAGGTAGAACACGGCTTTCCGCAGACGAAACACTTGCCCTTAAGGTATAACATATTAGTATTATTGCGGTGATAGTTTATAAGCTTTATCTAATTGGTATAATCTTATACTTTCTTCCCTCTTTATCTGTCGCATAACCGTCAGAAAACTTCAGCTTGAACTCCGACACTATCTCGTACTTTATGCCTCTCTGCTCGAGGAAATACAGGAAATACTTCTCTATCTCGTCCGGGAGCTGCAGCAACATCGTTACTGCTTGAGACAGCGTTCCGAGTTCTCCGAAGCTCATTTCTTTGATGTCCGCTTCCCTTATCGCCTCCAACTCAGCCTTCAAATCTTCGTCCGCGAGAAACTTCTCGATTGCACTGCCCTCGAATCCCAGCTCTTCGACATACCTGCTTATCTCTATAGCAACTCCGAATCCAGGTATCAATATGTAATTCGACCATCCCATAATTTAATTATGCACATTAAAGTTTATATAAATTGTTAGATAATTAAGGATTATGAGTGATTCTGCTGAAAGCGTTTATTACCGAATGTATTGTCGAAAGTGCGGAGAGGAATGCGAGATAAGGGAGATTATGCGAAGGTGTATGAGGGAAACTGGAAGGGAGAGCATAATAGCGAGGGAGCATAGGGTATGAAAATCTACATAGACGGTTCTGGCTGGAACGGAAAGGAAAGCAAGTTGTGCATAGCAAAAGAAGATGGAGCGGTGGTAAGGAAGGTGTTTAAGGAGAAGAGAACGAACAACGAAATGGAATACGAGGCTCTGCTCTTGGCGTTGCAGTTGGCGGAAAAAGGCGACAGGATATACACGGACAGTCAGTTAATCTTGGGACATTTGTGCTACGGCTGGAGGATTAAGGCAAGGCATCTATTCCCGCTGATAATGAGGGCAAAGAAACTCAAGGAGGAAAAGAAGGTTAGGATATATTGGATACCGAGGAAGAAGAACGTTGCGGGTCATCTGATATAGAGGCGAGGGCATGGCAAGAAAGGTGAGAAGAGGCAGTTATGTCAGCATCCGTGCTGTGACAAGAAAAGCCGACCTCACCTATACGGCAGGTTTCGAGATACTGAAGGTGCTCAAAAAGAACGGAGTAGTTGTTGTTGATAAGCCAAAAGCAACAATATCTGATATAAAACTTACTGAAACAGGCAAGGAATATTCAGAAATTGCTTTCAAAATAAAAAGGTTGGTAGATAGGCTGAAGAGACAGGGATGCAGGTTTCGCATAGATTCTGTCGTTAAGATACTGTCGGCTCTTTACGAGATTAGGCAGGATAGTTTGTGTGGAATGCGAATACGCAGAATCCGAAGTTCTTGTGGAATGTGACTGGTTAACATGGTTATTAGGTGGGGCAAGTGATTGAATTGAGGGTTTTGTGCGGAGATGCACTTGCAGTCTTGCCGTCCTTGCCAGATAACTCAATTATTAGGAAGATTTTGGGGTATTAGGGAGAGAGACATTAGGAAGAATATCAAATGTCTCAAAATTTTGATACATTAGGCATTAGGATATTAGGTATTAGGGTATTAGGACATTAGGACATTAGGTATTAAGATATTAAGGTATTAAGGTATTAGGGTATTAATGTATTAAGGTATTAGGGAGGGGTCAAATCCCGCCCTTCAACATTCGCCGTATCTGAATAATAATTCTTTTTTCACTTCGGAGTAAAAACATTTCGTATCAAATGTATCAAATGTATCAAAAATAAAAAAACAAATAGAAAATAAAAAAAGAATGGAAATAAAAAAAGAATAAGAAAAATCAAAAAATGCGGTCTATTTTTCTAATCAAATCTTCTGTTTTCTTGGTGTCATACTGTCTATTCTGTCTCCTATTCATTTTGTAACACAGATAAAATAGACACAATCTTCTAATATTCTTTTCTATTCTTTTTGCAAATCTTGTATTCTCTTCTTCTTCTTTTCGTATTTGCTCTGCCAATCTCCACAAGAAACCTAACGGGTTGTTACATTTACATTTGCGGTGTTTATATTTGTGCGGTTTTCTTGGAAACATATAATTCTCGATATATGGATATATGTCACAGAATATGGACTTCGGATATAGTTGTTTGTGAACTTCTGTGAATTCTGTGCTTACGATTTTTCTTATCTTTTTCTGCAAATTTTTGTAGTTATATAGTGTATATGTATATTCTCTCTCAACAAACTTTGCTAATGTTGTTTCTATACTCTCTCTCACGAGAGAATACAAATATTTGTATGTTGTTATTGTGTTGTGTTCACTTATTAACTCTCTTATATTCTTGTTTATTATTGTTTTAGCATATCTGCTTCTATTGTTTATGTTGTTTGTTATGTTTTGCTCGTGCTGGCATACATACATTTTATTACACCTCCATAGTTTTTTTTACTCTTTGTTTCATTTTCTATATATTTATATTTTCTATTCGTTTATTGCCGAATTGTTTTCACAATATAACGTTGTTATATTTTTTTACTCTTTTATGTTCGTATTATTGAGAAATGTTCGTATTATTGAGAAATAAAAAAAATTGGTGTTTGATATGATTTGTGAAATTGAAAATTTTATTATGAAAATAGAAAAGAGACATACAGAAATAGAAAAAGAAAAACAGAAATTCAGAGAAAAAATGAAAATAGATTTTATTTTTTGATTTTTTATTTTCATTTTCATTATTTCATTATTTTTTTTACTCTTTTATTTCCTA